AATTAATTCTCTAACATTACTAATTAATTCATCACTTCCAAAAATATCATATATTTCATTCAAAATTTTTATAGATAAATCTTGATTTGAATTATCTAATGATTTTTCTAATTGACGATATAATATTCTTACTTGTGAAACTGATGGTAAATTATCATAAAATTTAAATATTGCTTTAGATATTGTGTTAAGACCATTAACAATATCAAAATCAGTTTGTTGTAATGGACCATTTATTTTATCAATAACTTGTTTGTATTTATCCGATGATATCAAATCATCTAAACTTTTAATTTTATTTGTTGTCGTAAATATTAAATCTCTGATACTTCCTCTTTTGACCATTGATCCTTTACTATCCTTAAAATTTGGATATATAGAACGTATACGTGCAATAATAACATCATATTCTTTACGCAATGAATTTAAATCACCTTCTTTTAATCCTGTTTTAGATTCACCAACAGTATCAAAATATGATTTAACTGTTCCTGTATAATCTTTAATTTTACTATACATATCAGAAAGAAAAATAACAATATTTTGAGCATCTTGAGAATCACCTTTAATACCAATAGCATATTTCTTTTTTAAACTTTTAACGATTTCATTAATATTCTGTGCGAGCCATACTAAAAATGAACCATCTGAATTTAATGGTGATGTTTGAATTTTTTGTACAACTACTGATGATGTTGATGAATTCATTACAGGTTTTAATTCGGATATAATATTTAATTTTAATTTTTCTGTATCTGCTAGGATTTCTGTAGTAGTTCTATTATCTACCATCTGTTTTACATTAGGTGGTAATGTACCAGTTTTTTTATAATTTTTATTTGCTTGTAAATTAAAATCATCTACATTAGCTCTTAAATTTAACGCGTCCATATATTGATTTTTAAACATTTCTGCACTATTTGCATATCGGTTTGGTTGTCCACTCATATTAGTTATTAATAATAATAAGTTTTTAAATCTCTTATTATTAGTAATAGTATTTTATTAATTATATACAGGGTATGATGTGTAATCACAATCTTCACCAAATACTTTTGTTTGACATACTGTATTAAACATTTCAGTTAATTTTGCTTCATCGACTAAATAAACATTTTCATAAACACTATTCATTGTATCTAATAGAGTTTGTTTCTTTAGTTTATTAAATAAAGATGTATTTTGAATAGGTGATTCACCCATGATATTTAGTGCAACAACTTTAATCTTAACTTTAATATCATTAATTTTAAGTAGTTGTTGTTTTTCTTCTGTCATTTCATTTGCTATTAGTTCTTCAGCTGTAACTGTTCCTTTTAACATATCTTTTTCAAATTGATTAGGTTCTTGATATTCAATATTTTCAATCCATTTGATATCAGATTTTGAGAGGTAATCAGAATTCTGTATTACTTTTGGTTCTTCTACGATAGGTTCTTTTACGATAGGTTCTTCTACGATAGGTGGTTCTACGATAGGTTCTTCCATAATAATTTCGGTAGTTTGTGTTTCTTCCATTAATAATATAAGATAATTATCCTTTAAGGCATTTTCACCAATCTATTCTTTTAACCCTTTCTCTATCTTTACGTTCTTTTATTAATTGATTATAATAATTCATTCTTACTGTTATGTTATGATCATCATAATCTAAATTGGCGGTGTTTTTTCCTACTTCTATATAGGTTAAATCTTTATTATAAAAATTATATCTATTAATAAAAAATAGTATATATTTAATATTCATTATACTATTATAATTTCATTTCTTTAGATGTTAAATTATAATTTAATTTCCTTAATTAATTTTGAAGAACGTATAGAATTAAGTGGAGGTTGAAATTCATCAATAATAGTCTGTTCAAAACATGTTCCATCAGATAAACATTCAATAACTATTTCATGGGTTTTAGTAAATGTAAAATTATCCCATCCTCCGTGATCTCTAATATATTGATATAATCTTGTCCAGTATAATTTACCTACTTTGTTTCTGACGTTCTTTTTATGATGACTTTTACGTCTTGATAAATTTAATGTGCTTCCGATATAAAATTGTTCTGGATCATTATTATCTTGAAGTCTGTATATATAACATTTCATTATTATATAATATTATTTCTTTTTTAAAGCCCTTAAGCGTGCCATTTTCTCAGCCATTTCAGGAGATCCTTTCTTCAGTTTTCCGCCCGTCATTGTTTTACTGTTTTCACCAGCATTATGACTGTTAAAATCAATATCAATATTTACAGAATCTTTTTTAGGACGTCCTCGTCCTCTCTTAAGCCCGACACCTATCTTTTTGCCTATGTAATCTGTTGCGAGTTGCCCAGCCTGTGATCCTGCTTGTGCTCCCATAACACCACCAATAGGTCCGCCTGTTGCCATAGTGCCAGCGACTCCACCAATACCGCCTAACACTGTAGGAACTCCACGATGTAATAGATCAGACGCTAGACCTCCTTTTTTAGATGTTAAATATTTTTTAACTGTTTTATTACTTGATTTCTCCTTAGTTCCTACACCTCTCTGTTTATCAGATCCCATCTTCGTTTCTCGTCCTACTTTTTGAGCGATCATTTTACCAGCCATTTGTCCAGCATAATTTCCAGCGACTCCTCCAACCGGTCCTCCTGTTGCCATTGCTCCAGCGACGCCCGTAAGTGTTCCCAATGCCATAGGAACGCCTTTATATAATAAATCAGTCGCTAATCCGTCTTTTGTTGATACATATTTAACCGCTTCTTTACTAGGTTTGATAATTTCTTTTTTAAAACCTTTTTCTAATTTTCCTAAAATAGCACCACCTTTTTTAGGTCGGCCTCTTTTACGTGGAACATATTCTTCTTCATCACTACTACTTTCTTCATCGCTACTACTACATTCACAACAAGAACATTTTTCACCGCAACATGAACACATTCCTTTACCAATCATTTTATTACCTAATTTCTTTAATGATGTTGTTGCATGTGCTTTTAATGGATTGAATCCTTTTAAACTAATTGATTCAGTATTTTTAGATTTAGAAAAAGGATTCATAGCACTCACTAAATCTGTAGTTGTTCTAATATCTGTTTGATTCTTTGCCGGATCATTACTAAATGGTCTAGTTGCTTTATTTAATGTAATTGTTTCATCACCTTTTTTGCCTAATAATTCGGCTTGTAATCCTCCTTGACTATGTCCTAATGTTGTAATATTATCCGTACCGTACTTAGATTCCGCCGCACGTTGAACATCCTTCGCATGTTTATAACGGTCTGTTGTTTTATAAAGTTTCTTTCCTCCCATTGCATACATCGCATTGTTTGACCAATCAGATAATGTTCCAACAGTCCCACGATGGACAACAGACGACTTACCTGTTTCAGGATTATAAAATACTTTAGATTTTCCAGTTGATAAATCCTCATCTTGAACCCATCCGCCTTCTACATCTTTAATTCCTTTATCATAACTTGCATCTAATAACCCTCTAATCTCATTGGCTGCAAGAGCCCCTCCATGAATATGAACTCCTTCACCGAATAATCGCATTTGATTACCATTTTCTAAGTATTCATTTTTAGCTTTTCTCGCCCATTTAGGGGCATTCATTGGATTGTTTGTTTTTCTTACCATTATTTATTATATATTATTATTCTTTTATATAATTATTAATAATCAGGATTCCATAATAAATGAGCACTAAGATAAGCAGGTGAATATTTTGGTGCTTTGTACCATTTCCTATTACGGTACATGAAAGCATTTAATTTTGATTGATCTCTTGTTTTTGTCCAATCCTGATAGTACATCTGACCAAAATGTTTTACATGTCCCTTATCATCATAGATCATATATTTCTTATCGGATTTCGTTGAGATTCCAACGGGATTTAAACCCAAATCTTTGGCAATATAATTAACTTTATGAGGACATGAATAATCATTTATTTCTTGTTCTTTGTTCATATATTCTATTACACCTCTATTCTTTAAAATATTATTAAACGTTCCTATAAGAATCCAAGATTCCAAAAATCCAAGAAAAGATTCGTTTTACAAACTTAGTCCTAGGAATGCTTTCTAGTATAAGTTTATAAAATATTGATATTTTTGGCTTTTTTGGATATATTGGATATTATTTTTAGTAATAAAGGAAAGAGATATAAAAGAAAATTAAGTAATAAATATAATGAATATTAAGTCAATAATCAAAGAAAATAAACCAAATATTTCCGAGAGTAGTGTAACGACATATAATTCAATCCTAACTAATTTATATCGTCATGTATTCGGTGATGATGATTATGATATGAAAGGATTCAATAATGTTGTATCAATAATTAAATACCTAAAGGATTACGAACCAAAGAGACGTAAAACCATCTTAGCTGCATTAGTTGTTTTAACAAATAATAAAATATACCGTGATTTAATGTTGTCTGATATAGAGTCAGCCCAAATAAAATCACATCAACAAGAAAAGACAGAAAAACAAAAAGAGAATTTTATTGATGGTGCTGGCATCAATAAAATATTTGTAAATTTAAGAAAAAAAGCAAATATATTATATAAAAAAGGAGATTTAAGTTATCATGAGATGCAAGAAATACAAAATTATATTATTATGACATTATATTGTGGATTATACATCCCACCACGTAGGGCTAAAGATTATGTAGAATTTAAAATAAATAATATTAATAAAGATGTAGATAACTATATTGATAAAAATGAATTTGTTTTTAATAATTATAAAACGGCTAAAACATATTCACAACAGAGACTAAAAATACCTCCTCCATTAAAAAGAATTATTAATCAATGGATTAAAATAAATCCTACAGAATATTTATTATTTGATATACATCAGAATAAATTATCTAATGTAACTCTCAATCAACGTATTGAAAAGATTGTAGGAACTAAAATGGGTGTCAATGGTTTCCGTCATACATACATGTCAGAGAAGTATCAACCATCTATAGATAATGATAATGATATGAAAGATGATTTTAAGGCTATGGGATCTTCTATACATCAAAAAGATGTTTATATTCAAAAGTCCTGATCACTATCAGAATCATAATCTTTCGTCTTTTTCTTACTGCCATTTTTAGTAGTTCTAGGTATATTTTTTAAAAATACATCTAAATCATAATATTCTAAAAACCCCTTTTTATATTTTTTATTACGAGCGATTTTACCGCCGGTAATAATTAGTGGTCTTAATTCCTGTGATACAGCATCATTGTATACTGCCTTGAGTTCATCCTTATCTAAGTCTGACGACCATTCATTTAAGATAGCTGTTTGTTCACGTTTAGACCCGCCAAGATCTAACAAGGCTAAATAATTGCTATTCTTCCTAATGAACTTAGGTATACCATAGTAATCTTGCGACAGGAATATAACGCAACAATTTTTCTTTCGTGCTCTCATATAATACTCCTCTACAGGTTTTAAATCTTTGCTTAATACTAAATCATCCCACACAACAAGATGATTATATTTTTTATCCATATCGTCTAATTTAGGTGTGCTATGCATACCTTCCTTCACTTGGATCTGTTCAAATTCACCGCTTAAATAATTGTATAACGGCTCATCCTTATTACGTGTAACAATTGTGATGTCCGCAAATGTGCCTTTGTTACCAGCACTGAACACTCTGATCAGGTTTAATAAGAAGTTTGTCTTTCCTGACCCACTGGGTGCGACGATACACATGCGAAACGGAATTTTGATATCATGTAAATGTTCATTTGGGTTATCTACTTCTTCTAAATATTTTTTAGGAATAACATTATAAAAATTTATAATATCACTAGTTGAACCAACTTGTTTTTTTTGTCTAGGCATTATATATAATAATGAAATATATTTTTATATGTATTAATAAAGATATAAAAATATATTATCATTTAAATAATAATGGCAGTATATACACCCCCAACAGAAATATTACCAATTTTTGATAATTCGGTATTTCCGGCATCAGATAGCACGGTATTAACTATATCAAATGGACGAAATTATTTTTTAACATATCCAGTCGCACAAGGAGAAGAAATATTTTCTGATGGTTTAACCTTATCAATTGATAAATATATAACATCAACACCATCAGCAAGTGTAATAACAGGACCAACCGCACCAACACAAATTGGTTGTATTGTAAATGGAGATCTTATTACAACCACAATGCCAACATCTGGAAATATCACAAGTCTCGCAAGCGTAACAATAACACAAGGAACGTGGATTATTCATGTATATAGATCATATAATAATTCAAATAATTCAACACGTATTATATTTTCATTTGGTCTTACACAACGTACAAATGTTACACCCATATCATCGGATTATGAATATGGAATCACAACAGTATATTTAAGTAATCAATTAAATTATGCATATTTATCAACAACAATCACCGCTACCGGTGTAGGTAATACATTAGTTTATTTAAATATTAACCCAACATACACTTCAGC